GCACCTGTAGCAGAAATAATCACGCGGTACTGATATGTATCAAGACCAGTGTTATCAGAAACAGCTAGTGTAGCAGTAGTGAAGTCGCTGTATACTGCGCCATCAATTGTACCGTCAACCGTAACCCAGTTAGAACCACTGTCCAGAGAACGTTCCCATTGGAATGTCTGTGTGCCGCCTGTGCCAGTGATAGTAGATACCACTGCGAATGTTACTGCCGTGCCTGTTGCATCAGATCGACTTGCAGGTTGCGTAGTAATAGCAATGCGGAAGTCTTCAAAGACTACATCTTCAGCATCACCCGTGATGCCGTTCTTAGACATAGCAACAAGTGTTTCAACAATTTTCCGAGAGCCGTTAGTGCGAACATGCACCCAACCAGCGTGTGCGGCACCCTCAACATCGTTGTTGGCTGCCATTTCGTTTTCGTCAACACCAAAAACTGTTTCGGATGAATATCCACCAACAGAGTTAAAGCTCATCATTGTCGGCTTTTCGCTCAATGTGTAAGAAGCACCAGCTGATTGAGCAACAATAGCTGCACCAGCTGTATCAGCGTCAACAACTGTTGCATTCGTATCATCAGCAATAGCTGTGATTCTAAAATCAATGGAGTTGGCAGTGAGGATATCACCTACTGCGGCTTCCGTAGTAAAGGCAGTTGATGTGCCTGTTACAGCTCCATCAGTGCCAAGGGCGATAGTGCCCGATGCAGTTTTGTTGTCTGCTTTTCCCCAACCTGACATATGATTCTCCTTTAAAAGTTTGTGTCTTTAGCATGTTGTGTAATTTGTTGTACATACGCCCGCATGTTCTGATCCACTACAGACTCTACTTCAGGAGTCTGGGTCTCAACTACTTCAGGCTCAATAATCTCGTTCTCATCCAAGTCGCTTTCTTGCATAGTTCCTTTAGGCGACATCATTTTACCTTGTGTCGCGCTAGTATTATGAGGAGCAGCGTTGCGTTTGGACTTTTGGTATTCGTTGTATTCTTTACGTCTTTTAGCATTAGCCATTTTCTCAGCAGGAGTCATGTCGCTGACTTTTTTCTTGACAGCGGGCGTAGACTTCATTAAAGATGCGCGGGCTGCTGGATTGCTCATGTTGCTTGGACCAGCGTCTTTACCAAATCCTTTCAACTTGATAGCTTCGTCAATCTCGGTGTCTTCGTTCTTTGCTTTATGTGCAGCATCGACTGTAGTGAAGAATTTCTTCTTCTCATCGTCATCCATTTGATCAAGTGATTTGCCAGACTTCTTCAGCATGGCAGCGAACTTCTCTTTGTAACTCATTTCCATTACTGGTTCCTCTGTTGTGTATTCTACGCTCTCTGATTTCCAACCACCACCTGCTTTCTTATATTCTTTAGCAGCCCAGCCGTTAGCGTAGGCAGAGGGGTAAACGTCAAACTTAGACTTAGCAGCAGAAATTTTAGATGCCCAAAGTTTAGGATTGGTTGGTGTGTTCTTTTCTTCGATTGTTTCCAATTCTTCTTTTTGCATCTTTCTTGTTGTGCTAGAATATGTGTTCAATTCGTAAGGATGTGAACCGCCTTTGTTGTAAACTTGCATATGAATCATATGCTTCTTACCGCTTTTGTGTGTAGCAGGAATGTTTACTCGGGTTGTCTTACCTGAACCAGGACGCTTGGAATCCAATCCAATGTGCTGTGCTTTGTCATCTTGCGAAGATGTTAGACCGCTTTTAGCGTGATGGTCAAATGCGTGATTGACAGCATCAGTGTATGACTTATGTCCAGTCTTATATGACTCGCTGAACATATCAAGTTCAAATTCTTCTTCAGTGAGTTCAGCTTCTTCTGTCTGATAGCGTGTTTTTTGTGTGTGCATTTTCGCTTTCTGAAATACAGTGTCATCGCCTGTTACAATGTACATCAGCGAGTCCATTACTTTAGCAACAGCGGCACGCTCAGTTGGTGCGAGTGTTTGCCCTGCTTGTAATTTATCTAAACCGCGATGCAGCATTGGAAGTTGTGCAGGTGACATCATACCTTGACGCACTAGCATGTCTAGCTTTCTCATTCGGTCTGTCTTTTCTCCAAGCAATACGCGCTTGATAGCAGGAATATCCGACATGTGTTTCTCCAAGTATTTGTTTAATTATATTTATAAGAATTAAGAAATCACTAAATGGATTCTTGGCTCCCATCCAGCATTATAGACGAAATGTGGGCGTGTAGTGTCTAACTTATAGAAATGCTTATTTATGGGGAGATGTTCATACTGCATATTTTCAATAGTTTCTGTCGAATCTACGCATGCAAAGAACGCCTTTGGACTTGTTTTGATAGGATAATGGAATCTAGGATTAGGATCTGCGTGAAGAGGAAGCCCCATACCGGGTCCTAAACGCAGATATCTAACTCTAGTCAGTCTAAGATTGACAGCATCAGAGAGTACATCAACAGTTGCTTTGGTATACGCAGGAGCTTTCTCATGCCAAAAACTGTAACGTTCATATACTTCATCGATATTTGTTACAGTACGCAAATCAAGGTTATCAAACATGTCCGCACCCCTGAGATTTATCCCACTGCCATTAACAGTCAACAGAGAAGGCCATTCTTCGTTCCCGAAAAGGTCTGTTGTTAGTGCTTCATATTCTTCTAAAATTACTTGGTGGTCAACTAATACATCATCAATTATTTCAATCACTTTTTCTTCCGTCTGTTAACAATTCCAACGTCTGCGGGCAGCCTTGCCCCGCTCACCTGTCCATCCTCTAGATCTAGCGCAAAATGATTTACGCCTACCAGCAGCCTTGCTGCCTTTCTTCAGTTTGCTGGGGGGTGTAGTAACAGCAGTCTGTAGATTGCCCCCTGTTCTTCGGTTCTCAGCATCTACGCCTTTCTGTGTCAGACCAGCGCCATCTTCAGTAGGTCGCTTGTGACCAGACTTAATGCCTTCTTCTACTATGTATTCGATAAATGAAATCATCTTTTCTTGACCTTAAACTTCTTAGCTTTGTACTTACTCGCAGTACCGCCTTTCGTTATCTTAAATTTCTTAGCTTTTTGAGACTTTTTATTGCCTTTACTTTTTAAACGGCCAATTTCTGCTTTGCGAACAGTAGGAATCATTCGCTGTGCCAATTTAGTAACAATTGGTGCGAATCTTACTAACATTTTTTCAAGTCTCGCCTTCTCAGCGGGAGGCATTGTAGATGTATCTCTACCTCTTGCAAGTCGCTTCTTCATCATGTTTCTAGCACCGCGAGATGCCTTTCTTTTGATACGAGCTGGGTCAGATGCCATGCCTCCGCGTCGGCGTCGAGCAACAGATAGTTTTTGCTTGTTTCTTCTAGCGTTAAATCTGCGCTTCATTCTGCCTTGAATAGAAAGTTCTTCGGTAACATTAATGTCATCATGCACATCAACTTCTGTGTAGTCGTCCTCTTCATCGTACACGCCCAGATCAACAAGATCGTCATAATCCATGTTGTCTATTTCATCATACAAATCATCGATGTCTTCTTGCTTTAATCCAGTCGTTTCTATTTCATCCATATAGGACATGAAATCTTGTTCTTCTTTGACTGAAATCGGAGTCTTAATTGGCTTGATGTCTTCGGTCTTCTTCTTCTCACCGGGTGTCATCTTTTTATAGTATGCAGTAGCTTCTGGTGTGCCCCATTCGTACTTATATTCTTCTGCAACCATCTTAGCAAGTGTTCGTGCATCAACCTTAGTTGTAAGCATATCTTTGGTTACTTGCAGTGCGTAGTATTCTGGGCTGTGCCTGAGAACATTGCCTTTCTTTTTCTTCTCAGCATCCATCATCTTCTTTAGCATCTTTGCTGCTTGCTTGTACTGCATCTTGTACACTGTCCTAGCGAGAGGATCAAGCATCCATCTAGGTGCTTCTGAAATATCAGACTTAGTTCCGATTTCTTTCGTTACAGGATTAATCTTAGCAGCGAAGCCCTTTTTCTTTTCTCTCTTTTTACTCAACCGTCTCTGTTCAAGTGACTTTGCAGGCTTCAGTTTTGGTAGAGTATATCCTTCTTTTTGGCTTTGCAATTTTGCTGCAATAGCCATTTGTGTTCTTTTCTGTTTGGACTTGCCTTTGAATTGCGGTGCGTCAGACTGTCTAAAGTCCTTGATAACGTCACCCATAGACATGTCTTTTACTTTTTCGTACATGATTGTGCCGTCTTCTTTGACACAGTTAGGAACGATTCGGTCCCCTTTCCAGCATGCTTCTTCAACATCTGTCTTGACCATGATAGGCTTGCCACCTTTGCCTTTACGATCTGCAACAGGATCTTTCCTGCGCTTTCGTCTAGCAGAGGTTGCTCGGTCATCTTTGTCCATGCTGTGTGCTTTTGATCTAGGCATGCACTTAGGCTTACCTTCTCCAGGCTCTCTTGCACAATCACCTTTAATTTCTCCGTCGGTGCCAACTCTTACCCAGTCACCTTTCTTACCTTTTCCGAACCACTTTCTTAAATCTTCTTTGAGTTTCATCTTTGCGGTTAAACGTCTTTGTATAGAAGTAGGAAGTTCTTTGAAGTGAAAAAGTTTTTCGCTTGAGTCAGTGTGCTTTTCGCCAGTCATTACTTGACCTTTGTGTGCGTGTTGCAGTCCTGTCCATTCTTTGCCGTCTTTAGTGTAGTGACCTACAGATTTCCAGGAATGTTCTTCACCTTCTTTCAAGCCGCGCTGCTTCTTTTGGGATTGAATCCATCTCTTCGCTGCTGGCTTACTAGGAGGGGTGCGAATAAACTGACCTATCTTTCGATATACTGAAAGAGTAGCACCTTGGATATTTCCTGCGTTTGAGTTATCAACAACGTGAAAATTATTGTCAAACATATTTTGAAACTTACCGATGTTCTTTTGAACATCTTTCCACATACTTTCAACTTGCTTTTCAGGAAGAGTTCTTTCTCTTTTCTTATTGCGTGATTGTGCAGTGTCTAGGTCAGTATTGACAAAAATCATCGCAACTTCATACCCTAGTTTCTTTAGCGCAGTCGCTTGCTTTTGAATCTTGCCAAAGTCTTTACCAGTACCATCAATGACTAGACCTAATCGTCCATTCATGTAGCCTACTTGCTTGTTACCAGTAATCGCTTTTGCTTTTCCTCGGATTGCTTGTCCCTTATCAGAGAATATATCCTTGGGGGTTGCTTCTAGTCCCGCTTTCTTCAACAGATGCTCAAACGTATCATCAGAGTTTACTAATTTCAACCCGAATGAAGTCAGAGCCGTCTGCCCTACGATAAATGATTTACCAGAACCTGGTCCGCCAGCTAGAAAGACTGCCTTGAAGATGCCAGGATCATTTATACCTTCTGCCAACTGTACTGTGTCTTTAAATTTTTGCATACAGCTATTTATACGTTTTCGAGTCTGCTCATTAAACGTTCAGCACGATTAGTTACTTGCTTGTGCCAGTTGCTATCTCTACCTTCTACAGCAGCAGTAGCCCAGTCGCCCTCAGCAATAGCGGCATTCATTTTCTTGAATTGGCTGAGTCTTGGACGACCCATGTTAAACATCATGTTAACCAGGATCTGTTGGACCTCATCTGGATACTCTCCAAAGCTCCCTTCTCCGTATAGATGTTCACACTCGGAGATGGCAGTGTCAAGGTCTCGTTGAAAACACGCCCTAACTCTTTCTTCGTCAATTGGAGTTCCAACTGGCCTTCCGAATTCCTCGTCACTTTCTGTGATAAGATGACCGACTCCAAAGGTTGGATAGCCGAGGTGGTCGTTATAGATGACATATTCTACACCTTCGTCAATTTTTAGTTGTTCAAATACTGCGTCACGGTTCATAGGTGCTCCTGTAAAAATTTGCTGAATGACTGATATCTAGAGTCGCCTTCTTTTAATTGCATTCCCTGCCGTACAGCGTTGAACATTTTCTTTGCCGCTGCGTCACGCGCTCTGGGATTAAGGCCCTTCTTAAAATTTGTATAATCGTTTTCTGATGCGTATTGACGCATCTTAGTCCCACTGATTCCCGCCACACCCTCAGCATCAGGATCTCTTTCTCCTGCTGAAACTACTTTAACCTCTTTGAAGTTGAAGTCTTTGCCGTTGTACCTATCTATGAGTCTCTGGAACTCTAACACTCTGTCAGAGCCAGCGATCATTACAACATGGGTGTAGCCTTCCTGATCCATCTTCTTCAAGTGTGCCATAAAATGAGGTTGCGCCTTAGAGGACGCCTCGAATTTTACGTTTGTATGTATTGACTTTAAGTAGTCGATCTTCTGTTGTGCAGTGAGAGGATTCTTGTGCTTGTCTTGTGAGTGACTTACTATGACTCTATGGTCAGCGCGGCGTTTCTGTGCCTCACTCACAACCTTATCAACAAGTTTGCTGTGTCCTGTCGTGGGCGGGTTCAGTCGCCCGAATGCGAATACTATCTGCTTCATCTATCCCATGCCTTAATTGCAGTAAAGTTGTTAAAACTAAATTCCATACGATCAACAAGTTTGACGGCTGAACCTGAGATTCTATCGATAGCGACATACCCTTCAGGAGCAGTTACCTTGAACCCATTTGCAGTTCTGATAAACGTACCTGCAAGTTGTTTTACCTGATTCAATTTATTTGTGATCATTTCCTTTGCTGCAACAACCGCTATTTGAAATTCAGTCACTGCAACAAGTAACGGCTGTAGCCGCTTCAATTCGTTCAGCATTGCATCTTTTTTCTGTGTAAGCACATCTTTAGATGATTGCTGCTTTAGCTTTCCGATCTCAGAATCATACTTAGTAGCTACCCATTTCAGATAGTCACTTGCGTGTGATTTAGAATTTGTAACTTGCTGTTGTCCGCGCACTTTAGAGTTCTGATACGTCTTATAACTTGCACCTATCATTTTACCCTGCATGCTGGCTTGCAGTGAATTAAAGTTCTTTAATTGTGCTGCGTTCACACCGCGCAGTTTAGTTCCTATGGTAGAAATCAATGCAGTAATCGCAGTGGTCTCCGCCTTAGTAAACGTAGCAGTACCTGACTCATCTTTATAAGTCGCATCATCCATCCATACAGATGAAGACTTCCTAAGACCTTTGATGTTGGCACCAAAGGATGCTGTCATATCCTGCAGCGAGTTTCCCGAATACGATGTGTGCCATACGATACCTATCTTGCTTTGTTTAATTTTTACGTCCAGTGGCGTCCCTACTGGGACTGCATAGACAATTGTATTAGGTTGAAAAGTCGTGTATCGTTGTCCATCTATCGTGTCAGATTCCAAGTCGCTTGAAGTAAACATCAAGTCGCCTTGCAATACGTTTTTGATCCCTAGCTTGCTAAACTCAGCTAATGCTATTTTAAACTTAGGCTTGAGTGAAACGGGTAGCTTAGGATCAGAGTCTATCTCCTTGTTGCTTTTATATAGCAGTGGAGTCTTATTGAATACAGATTTCTTAGCGACAAAAAATTTGCCGTCGGAAGGATCTGTACCAGCAAATATTGCGGGTGCGCCATCCCATTTTACTGTCATGTTGACAGAGGATCGGGAAGATCCTGCAAGCATGTCGCGCAGTGAACGTAAAAAGTTTACAGCCGATCTTGCACCAACGATACCAAAGTTTAGGATATCATCTTCTAGGTGCTCTAGGTGTAAATTTTTGCCTTGGGCATCTTCGGTGATGTATGTACTTAGCGATTTCATGTTATTATTTATAACGATCTCAGTTTTGCAATTATCATATCTGCAATGATTTTATGCCCCAATTCATTAGGATGATTGTCACCTGGTATGAAGTAATCGTGCTGTACATTGTTCATTGCATTTTTGTCAGCTACCCTTAGATTGTCTTCCCAAACTTCAGTGCCCAATAGAAGGTGTGTCAAACTTTTTTTGCGATCCAAGAATACTGAATCAGGTATGTCAAAGAAAGGTGCAATCTCTAGGTTGCCATAGTTATGTGCCAAGACAAGTTTCATTCCTTTGTCTTTAGCTAGATTGATCAGAGTATAGATGAACAGTGAGTGATGATAGACGTACCATTCTCTATAGCTGTGTATTTCGAGAATCGAAAGTTGTTCAGGGCAGTCGTTAAAAATGCTTGAGGTTTGATAATCGCGTTGAATATTGTACCATCGAGTATCGGGGGGAATGATTACTACAAGTGAATCACCTTCTTTAAATTCGGGGCTTTGTTTTAATACATCTGCTGTTACATGACCCATTGAAGATGCAGAAATACCTTTGTTGATGACTTCACCCTCAAAATGATCCGAGAATCTTTTTTCCTTTTCTTTTAGACCGTATCCTGCAGCCCAGCTATCCCCGAATACCCATATCATTCATCCACTTCCTTTTTCTTTCTTGGAGTCTTCTTCTTGCCTTTCTCGTACAGGTTCAGTTCTCTCTCTAAATGTTTTATTTTGATTGCCATTTCCAGTTGCTCGGCAGCCATCTTGTTGATTCGATCATTGTACTCTTGATCCTGTAATTCCCAAGATTTGTTCTGCCGTACAAGTTCTGCATATGATTCAGTCAATTCAGCGTTCTTCTCTGCTAACATTCCTACACGTTGCACATATAAGCCGTACAAGTCGGCGTGTTCCCTCATCAAAAACTCACGGATATCTCGCAAGCGTATCAATTCTTTCTCTTCATTCTCTATCATATTAATTTTTCCCATTCAAAATCAATGAACGATTTAGTTTCCCACTGGCTGCGAGTCTCATTGCGCGTACCAATTATACTATTTAGCACTTCTAATTCGTCTTTGTAAATTCTAGGATGATACATGATCATGTTTTCATTGTCATATGTTGGCTTGTCTACATCGTTGGTCATTACACTCTTTCTTCTGCCACGTTTGTCAATGAGTACATTTGGCATGAGAGTCTTTACCATATAGGTGCTAAGTTTTTCAAGAAACATTTTGTCGCCGTAGTGCATCCCTGCGTACTCCTCATCATATCCGTATGATTCTAAGAAGTCTTTACGTCTGATACAAAAATCATTGATTGATTCTTCACATCTACCTATGTAGTCTTGCTTAAAGTTTCTCCAGAAGGTAAAGTATTGTTTCAGTGTCGAGGTCTGGGTTGCTTTGAATAATTCGTATGCAACGCCTTGATCCATGTACATATCGATATCAGTAAAATAGCACCACACAGTTTTAGATTCCTGTGCAGCTAGATTCCTACAGCCATGAGAGTTGAATCCGATGTCTTCTTTTACACGATATAGGGATACAGGTAAATCGTCAGCATAGAGTCTAACGATTGGTTCGGCGGGGTATTTCATTGAGCCATCATCAACAATTAGCAGAGAGGTGAAATGATCCTTATCAAAATTCTCTAATAGTTCTTCTAGAAATTCTGGCTCGTTATAATATGTTGTGATGTAGGTAATGTCAGGGTGACCATACCAAGGCCCTTTCATCCAGTAGGACCCCCGATCTTGTTGTTCACCTTTTGTACAATGTCACGCACCTTAACAGACTTTGGATCTTTCTTTCCATGTGTACTTGCTAGTGCGCTATTAGGATTCGCATCTGAGATTTTAGATAGGACTTCCTTGAAGCCATTATCAGTCTTAGTTCTATCACCGGTGCCATGAACGGTAGATGGTGCACCTGATAGAAATCTTTCTATGTGAGGATTTTCTTCAAGATAGTCCACTGATGATTGCCATGACATTATAGCATCCCATTCTTCACCAGTGTCTTTATTTCTAAACGAGTATGTTGGCATTCACGGTCTCCATTGAGTATCATTTATATATAACGCCGTAGCGAATAGATTGCCGCCAGTACCTGTCTCAGAGATTGTCTTCTCAGTCAGTGTAGCCGCATGACCTAGATCTTTCGGTAAGCATTTGCCGCCAAACCCTGCCTTGCCATCGGGACCTGGTACGTCCCAGTGAGAGTTTGCGAGTACAGGATCGTCTGTCAGCATCTCAGATAAGTCGCTGTAGTTCACCCCTGCTACCTCGCATGCCTCGCTCAGTTGATTTGCAACAGCCACAGTCATAGCAAGTGCAGTATTTCTAGCGACCTTATACATGCAAGCAAGCTCACTATTGACAAACAAGATGCGTTTACCTGTATGCAATGCATTCATTAGATTGACTATTCGGCAGTTTGCAGCGCCTGAAGGAATCGGCAACCAGGGCGCAACGGCTGCTACTTTAGCACCAAAGATTAGTGGAAGCGCAGGATCATCAACATCGGACTTCCAAGAGCTTTCACGCAAAAACTCAGGCATGAAAATTGTTCTCTCAGGAAATCGATAGACATGGTCAGGGCCAAGAGTAGACCGGATGACAGGCACACAAGTGTTAGGAAGTATAAGGGCTTCCTGAACGGCAACACTTGCGTCTAAGGCGCCTGTCTCCGGATTAGTCGGAGTAGGAACACATATGAATGCAAACTCGATCTCATCCCATACAGGATCGTCCAGCTCAATCGAATACCC